ATGAAATGCGGCCCGGGGTGTGCGGGGACTATTGAACTGAGACACCCGGGATTTTGGCGGAAATAGTGGGATTTATCGCGACGGCGGGCGTTCGCGGCGGTTTTGGTGGTGTCTCGCTCTTCGCATGAATTTGGGCGATTTTCGCGAAAAAGCCGCTTTGCGACGTTATAGGTGAGACGCGCAAGGCCGGCGTGCGGGGGTGTTGCAGTGGTTTTGCAAAGCAGCAATTCCGTAAGGGGTTAATATCGGCAGATCGAGAATTTAGCCCTCGGCGGGAAGCTCATAATAACCCAACCAGTAAATGCCCTTTGTGCCGGTGTGCTCTTGATCGCATCCAAACCCGCGATCGGTGCCGCGCAAGCGGCCGGAGACGCGGTCAGGCTTGTCGGTACGGATGTCCAGCGGCGAGTTAGTTCGAACGGTGATCCACCCGAGGCATTGCTGCAGAGTTCGGTGGTCGGCCTCGCGGTACTGGGTGGGTTCGCTGTCGCCGCAGCCGGCTAGAAGGGCTGAAACCAGGGCCAGGGTTGCCAGACGGCTCGTGCTCAGTGACTTCATTTGGATTCTCCTGTTATATATATGTGTGTGGCGGCTACTTTTCGGGCTGTTCGGCCCATTCTTGGTCGTGCATCGACTGCAGGTCCGCGGCGACTTCGGCGACCAGGCGGGCTTTTTGCTCGAGGTCGGTGTCGGCGCCCAAGCGTTTTTCGACCAGCTTGACGGCGTTGCGGATGAACAGGGGCTCGATGGCGGTGCGGGCGCGGTAGTCGCTGCGCTCTTCTCCAACCGTTGACGCTTCGGGGAGCCGGGGCGGGCCGTGGCCGGTCAGTATCCAGTTGGCATCGAACCCTAGAACTGCAAGCTTCGCAATTACCTCACCGCCTGGTTTTACGCCGCGCGATTCGTAGCGTTGCCAGGAGCCCTTTCCGATTTTCAGGATCCGATCCATTTCAGGCTGCGCTACTTTCAGCGCGGCCCGTACTTCAACGAGCCTGCCTGAAAACGCCTTATCCAGCTTCGCACTCTCAGCGTCGAAAGCCTGAAGCGGCCGCACTTGCGTCTGACCCGCTTCGCACTTCGATTCTTTTTTCTTTTCTTTCATTGGCTTACATGCCTCGCGCTGTATATTCTTCGGACTTTCAAAGACCGAAGCAAAAAAAGCGTTGACAGCGCTTTTTATAGCGTGTATCGTATGGCCGTATGAACAGTCCATACAGTCCAAAAAAACCAGCCTCTCAAGACTGGCACCCGGCGGACATCAAGGCCGCCCTGGAGAAGGCCGGATGGAGCTTGCGGCGCCTCTCCATGTATCACGGGTACTACCCGACAGCGTGCGCGCAGGTCCTTCGGCGGCCCTGGCCAAAAGTCGAGCGAATCGTCGCTCGAGCCCTTGGCAGAAAGCCGCGTGATATCTGGCCCAGCCGCTACGACAGCCGTCGCCCGAAGCGCGGCATCGGCGGCGCGCCGACGCACAAGAAAAACCGGCATTCCAAGGATACCACTGTCGAAAAATCGCGCAATGGCAGCGGCAGAGAAGCCGCGTAGACAATGGCCCGACGGATGCGCGACAAGCTGACGCTGGATATTTTCGACATCCCGCAAGAAGCAGACCCGCTGCCCGGGCGCGTAGATCTCGATCTTCCGTTGCGCGAAGCGCTCTCGGATGCATTAAAGCACGCCGATGGCGATCGCTACCACGTGGCCGCCGAAATGAGCCGACTGACGGGCCGCGAAATCAGCCGCTACATGCTTGATGCCTACACGGCTGAGAGCCGCACCGACCACAACTTCCCGCTGCGCTACGCGGCCGCCTTCGAGGTGGCCACGCATTCCTATTGCCTGACGAATCTCCTGGCCAAGGCGCGCGGCTGCCGCGTGCTGGTGGGCGACGACGCGCTGCTGGCCGAGCTCGGGCGGATCGATCAACAAGAAATCGAGCTGCGCGCCCAGCGCGCGGCGATCAAGAAGCATCTGGAGAACCGCCGATGAACGATCGGGGATTGGATCGCCCGGCCGACGCCGGAGAGATCGCAAAAGCCACAGGAAGGACTGCGCGCGCCATCCAGTTGCGAGCGCAAAAAGACGGCTGGAGCTTCACCGAAAAGAAGGTCCGCGGCGGCCGCAAGAAGTTTTTTGAGCTCTCTGCGCTCCCGACCGAAATCCAGGCCGCGGTGCTGCTACACCGCGACAGCAACGAATCACCCGCTGCCGGCACGTCCCCGCCGGGCGGCGGTGGTAGCCGCGAAACAGGGCGCGGCGTTTCGCCGGCGGCGGGTTCCACCTCTCGCCCGTCGCCGGCGGTTTTTGATATCGAGGGCGCCCAGGAGGCCTTTCAGCGCGCTACGCAGAACGCGCGCGACCAAGCTGTAGAGCGCCTGCAGAAGGTTAAATACGTCTACGCGCTGGCCGATGCGGGCATGACCAAGCGGGAAGCCTGCAAGCAGGCCGGCGTGCCTTTCCAGACCTTCTACAGGTGGGAAGGCATGATCCGCGGCGCCGATTCGCAGCACTGGCTGGAACTGCTCTGCCCGGATGACAAGGGCGGGAATAACAAGGCTGAATTCTCACCAGAGGCGCAGAAATTCCTGAAAGCGCACTGGCTGACCCGCAAGCAGCCGAGCATGCAGAGCAGCATCAACCGCACCCGCGAACTGGCCGCAGAAAACGGTTGGAAGATGCCCAGCGACAGGGCGCTGAACAGATTTCTGAACGCCATTCCGGAAGAGGTGCGCCGGCTGGCGCGGGAGGGTCGCGACATTACCGCCGAAATGCTGGTTTCGCAGCGGCGCACGGTGATGAGCTACGGCCCAGGCGAGCTGGTAAACGGCGACGGGCTCAAGTTCGACGAGCTCTGGATCAAATTCGAGGACGGCGAGATCGTCAACGGGGCCACGTGCTGGGTTAACCAGGACATTCGAACCCGGCGGCTGATCAATTACGAGCTGGGCAAAACCGAGAACACCGACGTTTTCCGGCTCTCGATTTACGGCCTGACGGCGATCTGCCTGCCGAATTACTACTTCGTGGACAACACCACGGCGGCGGCCAACAAGGTGATGACGGCCGGCGCGAAGAGCCGGAACCGCTACAAGATCAAGGAAGAAGAGGGTGTGGGGATGCTGCGGATGCTGGACATTACGCCCTGCTTCACCTCAGCGGACAAGATATTCGGCCGCCCGGGCGCCAAGCCGATCGAGCGCGCGTTCAGAGACTTCCACAAGGAAATCACCACCAACCCGAAGCTGTGCGACGCCGGTTACAGCAAGAAGACCGCCGTGCCCGTCGCCCTGGTGCGGGAAGTGATCGACCACGAAATCGCGCGCTGGAACGCCAGAACCAAGCGCCGCACCGAGGCCTGCAGGGGGCTTTTGAGCTTCAACGAGGCCTGGGAAGACGGCGCCCGGCAGTTCCCGGTTCGCCAGTGCGACGAGCGTAAGCGCAGGCTGCTGCTGCTCAGCCGCGAGTCGGTCAAAGTTAATCAGCGCGACGGTCATATACGCCTGAAGGCCGGCGCGACCAGCGAATGGGGCGCAAACCGCTACTGGTCGGAGCCGCTGAGCCGGCTGCGGGGGCAGAACGTGATTGCTTATTTCGACCCTTACGACCTGACCAAGCCGGTGCACGTCTACAACCTTTCCGGCCGCTATCTGACCGCCGCAGAACACATCCCGAACGAAGCCTTCATGAGCGAAGAGGCCGCTCGTGAATGGCGCAAGCAAAAGGCGCGGAAGGTCAAGGGCATGAAGGTCGCGGCCGAGGCCGAGGCCGGCATGAGCAGGCAGGAAATGCAGCAAGCCTACGCACGGGTTTCCATTCCGGGCGGCCCCGAAACGCCCGATACCAACGTGCGGCACATCGGTTTTGGCCGAGTGCCGGATCCCGACGCCGACCGCCTGGTGGCCAATTCCGATGTGGTGCCGGGCGGCGAGGCTGACGGAGACGAAGATTTCGACGCCTTCAGCCGGGCGATGCGCAACTTTAAGCCGCGCGGCGGTGAGTTTGACTGACAAGGAGCAGGCAATGACGGGTGGATCCGCAAGGGAAATGGAAATGTCAGCTGCACTTAAGCGGTGCAGGCGAAATGCCGAGGCTGCGATCGAAAACGAGAGCCCGGCAGGTGCGGCTGTATCCGGAGCAGCCCTTTGTTTTGAGAAGGCGACCGAGCTAAGCCATACCGCGGACGTTATCGCAGAGTTTTTGGCCAGCCCTTACACGCAAAGCGCTGTCAGCGAAATTGAGGCGGCGCGATGCCGCTTAAATTCGGCCGACTTTGTGAGGCTCCGCGAAGAGGCCTCCGAGATAGGCCGCCGAATGTTCGAGTTGATGAAAGGTAAAACCCCGGCGCCCTAACGCCGGGGCCACAAGGAGCGCCCCGGAGCGGGGCAAACACCAAGCAGAAAGGAGCATAGCAGATGAACGCAAAAGTATCGAAGCTCAAGACCGACCCGGAGGCGCTTCGCCGCCGGGTGCAGTCGCAGCTCGACTCGGGGATGAGCCAGACGGAACTGGCGCGCCTGGCCGGCACGTCGGCCAGCACCGTCGGCCGCTGGCTGGCCGGCAAATACAGCGGCGACAACTCCAAAGTTGAGCATCAGATTGCCTCGGCGCTCGAGGCGATTGCCGAGCGCGAGGCACAAGCCAAGGCGCTGCCGGCCGCGCCGGACTACGTCAACACACCGACCACGGCCCGGATTCTCGACGTGCTCGGCTACGCGCACATCGCCAGCGACGTGGTCGTGATCTACGGCGGCGCCGGTCTGGGCAAGACCGAGGCGATTCGCCACTACCAGGCCAGCAATGCAAACGTCTGGGTCGTGACTGCCACGCCGGCCGACAGCGGCGTGGTCTCGACGCTGGAAGGCATCACCGCCGCGCTCGGCATCCCAGCGCCCCAGAGCGCCGCGCGCATCCATCGAGCGATCTGCAAGCGTATGACCGGAACCTTCGGGTTGTTGGTCGTCGACGAGGCGCAGAACCTGGACACCAAGGCGCTAGACCAGGTTCGTGCGATCCACGACGCGACCGGCTGCGGCCTGGCTTTGGTGGGCAACGAGGCGACCTACAGTCAGCTCACCGGCGGCAATCGCGCGCCGTACCTCGACCGGCTGTATTCGCGCGTCGGCCAGCGGCTGCGCCTGGGCAAGGCGACCAACGCAGACACCGACGCGATCATCGAAGCCTGGGGCATCAGCGTCAAGAGCTGCATCGACGCGCTCAGGAAGATCGCGGCCACGCCCGGCGGGCTGCGCTCGCTGACCAAGACTTTGCGCCTTGCCAGCATGTACGCCGCCGGCGATGGCCGGGCAGTGAACTGCGACGACATCCGCGCGGCCTGGAAGCGGCTCGGGGGTACGTCATGAGCCGCAAGTCACGCGAGCAGCGCCGCCGCAAGCGCCAGGCAAAGCTGGCGCAGATGGGCGCGGGCAAGGGAAATTCCCGCTACGCGCAGAAGGTCGCGAGCTGAAACCAGATGTACGGCGATGGCCGCCGCTGCTGCGGCCACCGCTTCACCCGAATCAGGAGCCAATCATGAGCGATCATCAGACCAACCGAATCATCTGCCAGGCCGACATGGCCTCGTTCGCCGCGCGCACGTTGGCCAACCGCGGTATCCACGTCGAGACGATCTTGCTGGGCGGCGCGCGCCCGGTGATCTGGATCAGCGCCGGCGCCGCGGCCCACCGGCTGCGCCACGCGATGTACAAGCGCGAGCGCATCCACGGCGAGCTGCACTGCACCTACGTCGCCAACGAGCTCGGCTGCTCGATCCGCTGGCGCGCCACTGAGCGGCCGGATCCTGTGCCGCCGAGACCGACGCGCCGATTGGCGGATGGGGTGGCGGCATGAGCAGACACACCACCATAGAATGCGAAGCCGACGTGGATATCTTCGAGCTTTGCGACGTCCTCAGCAACAACGAAAAGCTCGAGCTCGCGCACGAGCTGCTATCCGAAGCCCGGGACGACATCGGGATCAGCGGTGAAAGATCACTGGCCGAGCAGGTTCGCCTGCTGGGTCACGCCGTGCACCGCTGCGACGAAACCGCCGCTGCCGAGCTGCTGCACCGCCTGTGCTTTGACGTTGCAAACGTACCGGTCATCAACCGGATACGCATCGAACCGCTGCAGGTGGCGACATGAGCACCCGCACAGAGTATGACGACTTTCTGCGCGGCTGGAAGGCACGCGGCATGCCGGTCACCGATATCCAGTGTCCGCACTGCAGGCGCGCCCACGGAATACCGAGGATCCCGGACACGGATTCGTTGGCGATCTGCCCCGAATGCGATGAGCTGTTCATGAAGGTCATCGACGGCCAGGGCCGAGCGCACGCAATTGCAATTGAGGTGGGCGCATGAGCCCGCGCGGACCGATCGCATTTCCGTCGCCGGAGGCCTCGCCGCAGGGCATCGTCCGGAAATACGTGCACTTTCGGCCGGCGGGGGTTACCCCGCCGAGCCGGATCGACCTGCTCCTTGTGGTGCAGTACGATCCCGGCCGGCTGCCGGTGACTATCAGCGGCGAGTACGTACCGATGCTCCGGCGCAGCATCCCGTGGCTGCACACCGGCGGCAACCCCGTGCGGGGGCGGGTGCTGGCATGGGCGACTGCGCCTGTCGTCACAGATGTCGAGTTTGGGGGCCAGACGCCATGAAAGAGCAACTGCTGGCAGTGCTCAGCCGCCACATCGGCGCCGACAACGGCGCCAGTGTGGCCGCGCTGGCCCGGGCCGTGCGCGGCTACGACGCCGGCCAGGCCTGCGAGCGAAAAATCCGCCACGCCATCGAAGAGCTGCGCGCCGAGGGCCACCACATCTGCGCCCACCCTTCAACCGGCTACTACATCGCCGAAACCGACGACGAGCTCGACCGCACCTGCACCTTTCTCTACCGCCGCGCCATGACATCGCTCCGGCAGATCGCCGCCATGAAGCGCGTCAGCCTGCCCGACCTGGCCGGCCAACTCAACATTCGACTGGAGGATCCACAGTGACCGAAACTACACCCATGACCCAAATCGAACAGGCCACGCAGGAATTCCGCAAGGCCTACGACCTGCTCGAGCAGCGCGTCGACGCCCTGGAGCAGGAAGCCCAGGCCCTCAAGCGCCGCCGGCTGCCCGGCATCAAATCAGCCGCCCAGATGGTGGCCGAGCGCCAGAGCCAGCTCGCCGCCCTGGTCGAGCGCAACCCCGGCCTGTTCGAAAAGCCGCGCACCGTCACCATCGCCGGCATCCGCGTCGGCATTCAGAAAGGCAAGGGCAAGATCGTCTGCGACGACCCGGAAACTACCTGCCGGCTCATCCGCAAGCACTTCCCCGACCAGGCCGACGCGCTCATCAAGGTCATCGAAAAGCCGGTGCTCAGGAGCCTGGGCAACATGACCACTGCCGAGCTCAAGCGCGTCGGCGCCGCCGTCACCGACACCGGCGACCAGATCATCATCAAGCCCGTCGACGGCGACGTCGACAAGCTGGTCAACGCGCTGCTGAAAGAGGCCGAGCAGTGGGAGCAGGCGGCATGAGTGGTGCGATGGAATCCATCCGGGACCACTACGGGGTGCCGGTCAGGCGCGGCGCAGTCGTGCGCCTGAAATGCGATCCGGATGGGGTGGAGCACACCCGCTGCGGCCGGATCACCTCGGCCGATGGTTCATTTCTGCGCGTGCGTTGGCATGGCGAGGGCAAGCCCGGGCCCAGAACCTATCATCCGCTTGATCTGGAATATGTCGAGCGCGGCTCAGAATCCGCAGAGGCTGCCTGACATGGCCGTTCTCGCGCTGGCAACTCACCACCACCTGCAGCCGGGCGCCCAGCGGCGCGCGCCCGGTTGGTACGTCGTGCGGCTCGACCGCGCCGTGCTCGCCCTCGACAAGCCCACCGACGAGGTCGTCATCGGCCGCCACACCGTGCTGGAAGGCCCTTACCGTCGGCGCCCCTACGCCTTCGGCCGCATGCTGAAGCTGGGCGGCGTGCCCGGAGGCGGCAACGCATGACCCAGCCGCAGCAGAAACCGCCGCGCAACCGCGACCTGGCCAAGATTCACGTGGCCAAGAAGCAGCTTGCGCTCAGCGACGAGGATTACCGCGCGATGCTTTGGACCATCGGCCGGGTTCGTTCGGCCGCCGACCTCGACGCGCACGGCCGTCGGAAAGTGCTTGAACACATGCGATCGCGCGGCTTCCGCCCGCGCCGCACCGGCCGGCCCGTGCCGGCCAGCGGCCGGGAAAAGTTGCTCGGCAAGATCCACGCCATGCTGGCCGAGGCCGGCCGGCCCGACGCATACGGCGACGCGCTGGCAAAGCGTATCGTAAAGACCGAGCGCCTGGAATGGTGCACGCCGGACGGGCTGCGCAAGATCGTCGCAGCTCTGAGCTATGACCAGCGGAGGCGCACGTGAATCTGAACCTGCAGTCCGGCGACCTCGTGAAATTCAGGCAAGCTGGCGAAGAGCGGTTTGGTACCTTCGACCGGTATGGTCGGGATGCGACCGCGCTGATTCAAATCTCGGGCGAGACCGTGCGAGCCCGGGTGCAGCCGCTGGATATCATAGAGAACCGCTCAGAGCAATGGCGTCAGCTTCAAGCCGCCGGCGCGGCCGGTGGCGCCGGAGCAGTCACCGCTGGCACGTCGCCTGTCGGTGATCGAGGATCACGTGAGGGCGGGCATGATCGGTGAAGACGAAGCACAGCGTCAGCGTGCCGAAGCCCGGGAGAGATTCAGTGACTGAGCAGCGCGACCTGATGGGATGTGACGACGACCTCGACCTGCCGACGCTGCTCGAGCGCGCCGGCGACAACGCACCGGTCGAGCATGCGTGGCCGCAGACTCTGGCCGATCTGGTCGATGTACTGAGCGCGGCAGCTGCTGACGAAGGTATCGACAGCGATCGAGTGCCAGCGCTTGCGCGCAAGATGGTCGCAGCGATCGCGCACTACCTGGGTGGCCAGCCGATTTATCTGGCGCGTGGCGAGCTCCTCAAACGAGCTCTGCAGTGCACCGCGATTTGGCAGGAGTGGGACGGTCGCCGCGAGACCAAACAGCGTCTGGCTAAAAAGTACGATATGAGCGTGCGCGCCATCGAGAAAATCATCGTCGCGCAATCCCGCCTGCACCGTGAACGATTTCAGGGTAGTCTGTTCGAGCGGACCGGTAGCTAGCACCTGCGAACGCGTTCGCACGCTTTCCAGCCGCAATACTTCATAGCCTGTGCTCGTGTTTTCCCGGAGCGCCGGCATGTCCCGAATCCTCGATTTCCTGCGCGCCTGGCCGATTGCGCTCGTCGCGCTCGTGATGTTCGCCGTCGCCGCAGGCACCAGCGCGATTTCGCTCGCGGTCACCGTCTATGGCCTGGCCAAGATTTCGGCCGCCGGGTACATCGGCTACTGGATCGACCGGCTTTTGTTTCCGTATTGCCGCCCGCATGAGAGCTGGTTCACGTCCGAGGATTCAGACGTGCCGGTGTCCGATATGTCGGATGACGATCTTCGCGCGTGTCGCGACCTGCCAGTGTTCACGCCCATACCTCAGATTCGTCGCGCGGTGATTGTGGCCGCTTGCATCATCGCTGCGGGGCTGGTCCCGTGAAGAATTTTTCCGAAAAAGCCCAGCGCGCGTCGGCCGTGCGCGCGAATAACAACACCGGGCATCGGCCATCGGCCGGGGTGGTCTCAGCCCCGGCCTCCCTCTCTGCTCGCGCACGCAGGGCCGTGCGGGCGGCCGTGCTGGGTATGCTCCTGCTCGGCACGGCCGTGCCGCACATTTGTGTCGCAGACGATGCCATCCAGGTGCCGGCGCGCTACCGCCTCGTGCTCGATCGCGCCGCCGTGGCGCACTTCGGCCCGGCCGCGCCCACCGCGCGCTTCGCCGCGCAGATTCACGCCGAATCCAGCTGGCGGCCCACGGCCGAAAGCCCTTACGCGGCCGGACTCTCGCAATTCACACCGGCCACCGCCGATTGGATAGCGGACTTGTATCCAGACCTGCGTCCGGCAGCGCCCTGGGATCCCGGGTGGTCCATGCGCGCCCAAATCCGTTACATGGATTGGATCCACCGGCGCGTGCCTGGCTTCCGTGACCCGGCCGACCGCTGGGCCGCGACGCTGGCCGGCTACAACGGCGGGCTTGGCTGGATCCGGCGCGAACAGCGCGCGGCGCGAGACGCCGGCGACGCGGCCGAGCGCTGGTGGCACGGCGTCGATCGACACTGTCTGCGCGCGCAGTGGGCCTGCCGGGAAAACCGTCGCTATCCGCTGCGCGTAATGTGCGAACTCGAGCCCCGATACGCGCGCGCCGGCTGGCGCGGCAACCCGCTGACGGAGCGCTGCCCGTGAGTGTTGTCGCCGCGGCCAATCCGATCAACTGGATGCGCGCGCTGCTCGTCGCCTGGGCCGCGATCGCCAGCCTGGGCGTGGCCGCGATCGGTGTCTACCACGCCCAAACGCTCGGCAAACTGCGTACCGCGCAGGCGGACTTGCGCGAGTCGTGGCGGGTCAACGATTCGTTCGCGGCGACGCTGACCACGCTGCGCGGCGACCTCTCGACTTGCGAGCAAGAGTTTGCAGATGCGACCGAGACCGCCGAGGCCGAACGTCTGCGCCGCACTGCCGAGATCACGGCGCTGGAAAGGCGCCTGCAGGAGACCCGCAATGCACTTGACACTGATTTGCAGGCCGCCGGCCCGGCGCTGGCTGCCTGTCTCGATATGCCTGTGCCTGGCGCTGCTTACGACCGGCTGCTCGACGCGGCAGATCGTGCAGCCGGAACGGATCGAGGTCGAGCGCCGGGTATGGATGCCGGTGCCGGCCAGCCGGACGACGCCGCTGGCTGTGCCGGCGCCCCCGACCACGCTGAGGGCGTGTGTGGCTGAGTTTGCCCCGGCCGCTTACAGCGTGATAGAGCAAGCCAACCGCGACCGCGCTGCGATCGCAAACTTGGAGGTACCCGACGATGGGAATTGATCAGCTAAAAAACCAGTCCAAAAGCTGGATCCGCCGCAAGGCCGAAGACCGGCCGCTTACCTACACTGCGATCGTCGCCGGCGTGGCGTGTCTGCTGGGTGCATTGATTTTTTGAGGTGGATTGGGCCGCAGCAAAAGTGCTACTGGATCTTGCCGCGCTGATCATCAGCATCAGCGTGGGCATCTACGCATGGTGGGCCAACCGCACTCGCGCCCGTCGTGCAGAGATCGACGAGCTGCGCAGCTTGACGGCTGCGAATAGTGCACGCATGGACGTGATCGACAAAGACATCGCCGCCGCGCCCTCGCATAATGACATTAACACGCTGCGCCAAACGGTGTCGGACCTGTCGGGTCATGTGCGGGAACTCAACGGCTCGATGAAGACGGTCAACCGCTTCGTCGACATGATGAACGAGCACCTGCTCAACTCTGCAGGAGGCCGCCGTGGCTGATTATGCTGATCTGGTGCGCGCCGACCGGCGCCTGACGATCCTGCGGTTGCTCGAGCAGTCCGACGACTATTCAGCTAACCAGTACCTGCTGCACGCAGCACTGCCGGGCCTCGGCCACGCGTGCAGCGAGGACACCGTGCGCACCGAGCTCGACTGGCTCGCCGAACAGGGCCTGGTGCGTATCGAGGTCACCGGCGGCGTGGCGATCGCGCACCTGACCAGCCGCGGACAGGACGCCGCGACCGGCCGTGCCCGAATCCCGGGGGTCAAGCGTCCCCGGCCGGAGTAGCGCCGTGGGCCGTAAATCGTCCATCACACAGCTCGACCCGCAAATCCGCGAGGCGGTCGACAAGGCCGTGCGCGAGGATCGGGCCACGATTGACCAGATCGTCGCGCTGGTCGACGACCTGGGCGGCGAGGCCAGCCGCTCGGCGGTCGGGCGCTACGTCAAGAACGCCCGGCAACAGATGGAAAAGTACCGTCAGGCGCAGGAAGTCGCCAAGGTCTGGGTCGGCAAGCTCGAGCACGAGCCGGCCAGCGACGTCGGCCGACTGCTGTCGGAAATGCTGCGCACCGTGGCTTTTCAGACGATCTCCAACTTCGACGAGTCCGAGGACGGCGCCAGCGCCGGCGAGCTGATGTTCATCGCCAGGAGCATCAAGGAGCTCGCCCAGGCCGACAAGCTCTCGGCCGAGCGCGAGATCCGGATCCGCAGGGAGTTTGCCAAGGAGGCCGCCGACGCCGTCGAAAAACAGGCCACTGCTGCGGGCATGACCAGAGACACAGTCAGCGCGATCAAGCGCGAGATCCTCGGCCTGGCATGAGCACGACAGCCGCAACCGAACTGCCCGATCTCGACCAGCACGACATACTGCTGCCGTACCAGAAGCGCGGGCTGGAAACCACCGCGGCGAACTCGGTCACCGTGTGGGAGAAGTCACGCCGCATCGGCGCGACCTGGGGCATCGGCGCCGACGCCGTACTGACCTCCGGCGCGCAGCGCGCCGCCGGGGGCATGGATACGCTATATATCGGGTACAACCTCGACATGGCGCGCGAGTTTGTCGACTGCTGCGGCATGTGGGCCAAGGCTTTCGGCAAAGCGTCATCCGAGGTCGAAGAGTTTCTGTTCCGCGACAAGACGCCCGACGGCGACAAGGACATCCAGGCGTTCCGAATCAACTTTGCAAGCGGCTTTGAGATTGTCGCACTGGCCAGCCGGCCGCGATCGCTCAGAGGCCGGCAAGGCTACGTGATCGTCGACGAGGCCGCATTCCACGACGATCTGGCCGAACTGCTCAAAGCGGCGTTCGCGTTGTTGATCTGGGGCGGAAAAGTGCTGCTGATCTCGACGCACGACGGCGTCGACAACCCGTTCAACGAGCTGGTCGAAGACATCCGTGCCGGCAAGCGCAAGTACGCGCTGCTGCGCACGACGTTCGACGACGCGCTCGAGCAGGGGTTATACCGCCGCATCTGCCTGGTCAAGGGCGAGCAGTGGACGATCGACGGCGAGCGGCAATGGCGCCAGGCCATAGTCGACGACTACGGAGACGCCGCCGACGAGGAACTGTTCTGCATCCCGCGCAGATCCGGCGGCACCTGGCTGACGCGCAACATCATCGAGGCGCGAATGATTGACGCCCCGGTGCTGCGCTGGAGTCCGCCCGCCGATGACTTCACCACCTGGCCGAAAGAGCAGCGCGAAGCTGAAATGCAACAGTGGCTCGAAGAACACGTCGGCCCGCTACTCGAGGACTTCGACGTCAGGCTGCGCTCAGGTCTCGGCGAGGACTTCGGACGCACCGGCGACCTGACCGTGTTCGCGCCACATCAGATCGGCCAGGACCTCACCGTCCGTCACCCGTTTCTGGTCGAGTTGCGCAGCTGTCCGTTCGAGCAACAGCGCCAGGCGCTGTTCTATATCTGCGACGCGTTGCCACGATTCAGCAAGGCGGCTCTTGATGCGCGCGGCAACGGTCACTACCTGGCCGAGGTCGCGATGCAGCGCTACGGCGAGGCTCGCGTGGAACAGGTGATGTTTTCCGAGACCTGGTACCGCGAGCACACCGCGCCTTTCAAGGCGGCACACGAGGACGGGACCATCGAATACCCGCGCGACGCCGATGTGCTCGAAGACGTCCGCGCGTTTGAAATGATCCGCGGCGTGGCGCGACTGCCCGACAAGCGCCGGCCCGGCAAGGCCGGCGGCCAGCGCCACGGCGACGCTGGCATCGCGTTGCTGCTCAGTTACTACGCCAGCCGCGCCGAGGCGATGGACATCGACTACGCATCCGCCGGCCGCCGCGCGTCGTTTGCCGACCACCGGCCGCGCCCGGCCACCGGCGTCGGCTGGGGCACCGTTCGCGGGCACGGCGACTACTGACAGGAGCACCCAATGGCCACAAGCGCACCGAAACCGAAATTCTCCGGCGAGATCGCCACCACCGGCGATGGACGCGACATCACGCGTGGATTCTCCGGCCCGATACTTCAGCCCTCGGATCCGGTGCTGGCGCTGCGCGGCGGTGGCGACGTGCGCATCTACGAGCAGATCCTGACCGACCCGCAGGTCGGCAGCTGCTGGCAGCAGCGCAGACTCGCCGTCACCAGTCGCGAATGGGAAGTGCTGCCCGGCGGCGACAGCGCGCAGGACAAGGCCGCGGCCGGCTGGCTCGCCGAACAACTCGACCGCGTGGGTTGGGACAATGTGACCGACAAGATGCTGGCCGGCGTGTTCTACGGATATGCGGTTGCCGAAATCATCTACCGACGCGACGGACAGCGCATCGGCATCGACGCGATCAAGGTGCGCGACCGGCGGCGCTTCCGCTTCACGCCGCAGGGCGAGCTGCGCCTGCTGACAATGAACGCGATGCTGGCAGGCATCGAGGCGCCGGCGCCATACTTCTGGCACTTCGCCACCGGCGCCGACCACGACGACGAACCGTATGGTCTCGGCATTGCGCACTGGCTGTACTGGCCGGTGCTGTTCAAGCGCAATACGATCAAGTTTTGGTTAGTTTTTTTAGAAAAGTTCGGCATGCCCACGGCGGTCGGCAAGTTCGACGCCGGCACGCTCGACTCAGACCGGCAGAAGTTGCTGGCCGCGCTGGAGGCGATCCAGACCGACTCGGGGATCGCCATTCCAAAATCGATGCAGGTTGACCTGCTCGAAGCCGCGCGTTCGGGCACTGCGGACTACAAGGCGCTGCACGACACGATGGACGCGACGATGGCCAAGGTAATCCTTGGCCAGGTCGCAAGCACCCAGGGCACACCCGGCCGGCTGGGCAACGACGACCTGCAGGCCGACGTACGGCTCGATCTGGTCAAGGCAGATGCCGACCTGGTCTGCGAGAGTTTCAATAAGGGCCCGGCGTGCTGGCTGACCGAGTGGAACTTCCCCGGCGCGCGGCCGCCGAAGGTCTGGCGCAAGGTCGAAGAGCCGGCCGATCTGGTCAATCAGGCGCTCCGCGACCAGCGCATTTCCCGCATGGGATTCCGGCCCTCGCTCAACTACATCACAAGCACTTACGGCGGAGAGTGGGAGGTCGATCTTTCGTTCGCCGGTGGTGGCGGCGAGTTCGCCGAGTCGGATCTCGCGCCGCTTCGTTCCGACGGTACAACCGGGCAGCTGCAGCGGCTGCAGCAGACCGGCGATTCCGAGGTTGAGCGCTGGGTCGAACAGATCCGCGAGCAGGTCGCGCAGGCTGAGTCGTTCGAGGATCTCAAGGCACGACTGGAGCGGTTGTTTCCGGACTTGCCGCCGAAGGCCTTCGCCAACGTGCTCGGCGACGCGATGGCGGCCGCCCACCTGGCCGGCAGGTACGACATCCTCGAGGGTTTCTGATGCCCACTTCGGTGCCCCAGGGCCGGCGCCCGTTCAAGCAGCAGATCGAGTTCTTCCGGAACAAGGTCAGCGTGCCGACCGCGGCCTGGACCGACATCTTCGGCCACGAGCATGACACCGCGTTCATGGTCGCCGGCGCGGCCAAGGCCGACCTGCTCGGCGATCTGCGCGGCGCGATCGACCGGGCCATCAGCGAGGGGCGCACGCTCGAGGACTTCCGCAAGGACTTCGACGACATCGTCGCGCGCACCGGCTGGGCGTTCAACGGCGGGCGCAACTGGCGCACTCGCGTCATCTACGAGACCAACCTGCGCCAGAGCTACCACGCCGGTCGCGAGGCGCAGATGGCCGACCCGGACCTGCGCCGGCGCCGCCCGTTCGGGCTGTATCGGCACGGCGGCAGCGACGAGCCCCGTCCGGAACACCTGGCACTCGACGGCACAGCGGTGCCACTCGACGACCCGTTCTGGGATGAGTGGACGCCGATGAACGGCTGGGGCTGTTCGTGCAAGAAGTTCATGATTTCGCGGGCCGAAGCCGACCGGCTCGGGCTGACCGTGCAGGACCCCGGCCCGCGACCGCCGCGCGAAACGGTCACGGTCGGCACACGCGGCCCGAGCCCGCGCACGGTCGACGTGCCGCAGGGTATCGACCCGGGCTTTGCGCACCGCCCGGGCGGCACCAAGCTCTCGACCGCGCGTGCCCGGGCGCTCGAGCGTGCCGAGGCCGCAGGCGGTCAGCTGGCCGACGATCTGGCCGCGCATGTCGAGCAGGCCAGGCCGACCGACCCGGTCTTCTACGAGCAGGCCGGCCGCGACTGGATCCAGGAGCGATTCGGCGGCGAGGCGGTCTCGGCCGTTGAGCTCAGGCGCGAGCTGCGCGAGGCCGTCAGCGGCCAGCGGCCGGCCCGGGTGCGCGGCAGCGCGCAGGCCACCGCGCTCGTTCGCGATGCATCGGCGCGCTATCCGGCCACCTGGATCGAGGCGGCTGATTCGTTCGGCCCGCTGCGCGCACGCAAATCACAGAACCGCGGTTGGGCGTATTCACACACCGCCGGACCACGGCGGGCGCGGCTGCCGCAGTTCGGCGTCGTTAATCTGCGCCGCGGCGACGGCTACATGGTCGTCGGCGACACCCATGTGGCCGTGCACGAATTCGGGCATCGAATCCAGGAAGCCATGCCCGAGCTCAACGCAGTCTTCCAGCGCCTGCACGACAGCCGTACCCGGGGCGAGGCGTTGCAGCGTCTCAGGGTGTTGCAACCGCTCCACCGCTACCGGGCCAGCGAGCGCGCGCGACCGGATGAGTACGTCAATCCCTACTTCGGGAAGGACTACGGAGAACGCGGCGCCCTGGAAGTGATGGCGATGGCACTCGACCACGTCCTGGGCGACAGGATCGGGCTTACCCAGGACCTGCTCGACCGGGATCGGGAGCTGCTGTATACTACGATTGGGTTATTGCTGCGGTTCAAGCCATGAGGCTGACGCTCGAGAATTTCAAAGGCGAACGAGAAGGCTGGGTCCAGTGGGATCCGGGCTCGGGTGCCTTGAGCGGACCGATGGCCGAGCGCGTCCAGGCGCGCATCGACGACGCTGTCACCGCCGGCTTCGCCGCCACGCATCCGTACCCCGGGAGCTTCCCGGTATCCGATCCGCTGCACGAGCGTCGCGAAATGGCCGCCGTGCTCGGCGAGGCCTGGCAGATTCCCGACGAGCTTGCCGACGACTATCCCGCCACACCCGACGTCGACCCCGATACGCTGCCCGCCGGCGCCGTATTCTGAGCAGTGGCCTCGGTCCGGATCGAACTCGACGAACGCCCGATCCTGGCGGCGTTCGAACGCATCCAGGCTGCAGGCCGCGACACCAAACCGCTGTGGGACGACGTCGGCGAATACCTGCAGCTGGCCACGCGTTTCCGCTTCGACACGGTCACCGCGCCCGACGGCACGCCTTGGGAGCCACTCGACCCGGCCTACCAGCGCCGCAAGAAACGACGCCAGGACGAAATCCTGGTGCTCGACGCCTTCCTGCGCGACACACTCGCGGCTGAAACCGACAGCCAGGGCCTCGAATTCGGTTCCGCGCTGATCTACGCGGCCACCCACCAGTTCGGCGATCCCGAACGCGGCATCCCGGCCCGGCCGTTCCTCGGCCTGTCCGAAGACGACAAGGGCGAAATCCTGCGGCTCGCGCGAGAGCATCTCGACAACGCCATTTTCTGACTGGCAGACGGACCGCCTCAGACCGCCGTAGAGCGATTTTCCTGCCCCGCCTGCCCGTCCGCATGGATTTTCCCTTGAACCCCCTTTTGCAACGGAGTGCAACGCCTTTGCAAGGCGATCTAGGTTACCCGCTTGCCGATCAAGTCGCGATCGGGCAGAATCGCTGCGCGACGAGGTCAATGACCTGGCCTGAGTAATGTAGCCTGATCACGCCGGCCGTCGGCCGGTGACATCCTTCCAGCTGCTGCGACTGGCAATTCCTGCGAACGCGTTCGCATACCTTCAGACACGCCGGCGCTCGATGATCTGCCCATGTCGCCGATCATCGCACTCAAGCCGGGCCGGTTCCTGGACTCGTCCGGGACGCGCCGCGAGTTCACGGCCGCCGATCTAAAGGCCACCGCCGAGGCCTACTCCCCCGAGCTGCACGAGGCGCCCGTGGTCATCGGGCACCCGAAGCACGACTCGCCTGCGTACGGATGGATCAAACGCATCCGATTCGACGGTGGCGAGCTCAAGCTCGAGCCCGACCAGGTCAACCCCGATTTCGCCGAAATGCGCCGCAGCGGCGCGTTCAAAAAGCACTCGATCGCGCTTTATGCGCCGTCCGACCCGCGCAACCCGAAGCCGGGCGTGTGGTATCCGCGACACATTGGTTTCTTGGGCGCGAAACCGCCTGCCATAAAGGGCCTGCCCGAGGCCCAGTTCGCCGACGGCGACAGCCCCGTCGAGATCGAGTTCAACGAGCTCGACACCGCCGGCCTTGTGGAATCCCTCAAGTCGATGTTCCGCGGCATCCGCGACCTGATGCTCGAGCAGTTCGGCAAGGAAGCCGCCGACAACGCGCTGCCCGATTTCGAGATTGAATCCATCGACCGCCTCGTGAGAGAGCCAACGAGCGACGTACCGTTTGCCGAAGACGACGGGGGTAAGGGCACGGCCGGCGAAAACACCGGCGGCCGTGCGCGCCGCCGCATCCGCGCGTTGCGCGACGCCGGTATGTCGACCGAGGACATCAGCGACGCTTTGGACGATATGCCCGGCGACGTCGAGCGCTCGGCCTCGACGCTGCAGGCCATCGCCAGCGGCGAAATCGCCAACCCACCCGAATCCCTTGTAGAGGCGCTCGAGGCCATCGAGCCGCCCGAAGACACTGAAATGAGCGAGGCAGACATGACCAAGCAGCAACTCGAAGAACGCGAGCGCCGCATCAAGGCCCGCGAGGACGCGATCGCCGAGGCCGAAGCGCAGCGCCAGCGCGCCGACGCGGTGGAATTTGCCGAGCAGCTGGCCGAAAAGGGCCGGATTCTGCCGCGCCAGCAACCCGGCCTGGTCGAGGTACTGCTGAGCCTGCCCGACGAGCAGATCGAGTTTGCCGAGGGCGAGCAGACGCGTAATGCATCACCAGCCAAGCTGTTCCGCGAGTTCCTGGAATCGCTGCCAGAGGCGATCCGGTTCGGCGAACAGTCGTTCGGCGACGTTCCGGACGTGCCGGTCAATATCCGAGTGCCCGCCGGCTGCGTGGCCGACCCAGAGCGCACCGAGATGTATCGCAAGGCCAAGGCCTACCAGGCCCAGCACAAGTGCGAATTCTCCGAGGCCGTAAATGCGGTCTCCATAGCCAACTGAGGACCCGATCATGACCCAAAACGTACCCTTACTGACCCTGTCGGTCGAGGTCGCGGCGGACCCCGGCGTCGCCGGCGACTCATTCGGGACGCTCGATGGACAGATGGCCCCGGCAGGCGGCAACGCTGCCGGCGTGTATCGCTCCGACGGCAAAACCGGCGATATGGTACCGCTGGACGTCCTTGGCACCGCTGTCGTGATCGCCGGCGCTGCAGTAGCCGTCGGCGATGAGCTGGAGGTCGGTTCAGTCGGGACTGCAGTCCCGAAATCGGCTGGCATCACTGTAGCTCGTGCGGTTACGGCCGCCAGTGGGCTCAACGAACGCATCGAAGTCTTGATCATCCCGAATTGAGGTAGCCGAAATGCCGCAGCAAAATCTGACGCAAACGCGGGTCGTCGACCCGGTCCTCTCGGAGATAGCACAAGGCTTTCTCCAGCCAGAGCTCGTCGCGCGCACGCTATTCCCGCTGGTCAGCGTGGTCGCCTATGGAGGCAAGGTAATCGAGTTCGGCAAAGAATCCTTCCGGCTGTATAACACCAAGCGCGCGCCCGGAGCCAATACCAAGCGCGTGCAGTTCGGCTTCGAGGGCAAACCGTTCTCAATTCAGCCGAGCGCGCTGGAGGCGCCGGTGCCGCGCGAGCGGATGCGCGACGCCGAGCAGGTCCCCGGCGTGGATCTGGCCAGGCGTGCAGTAAACCTTACCTTGCGCGCGCTCAACCTCGAGCACGAGAACACCGCCGCGACAATCGCGCGCGATCCGGCCAGCTACGGCGCCGACAACAAGGTGGCGCTGGCCGGGGCCGCCCGCTGGACCGACGGCGGTTCCGATCCGCTCGGCGACATCAGCCTGGGGCAGGAAGCGATCTCCGACCAGGTGGGCATCGAGCCGAACCGGATGGTGCTCAGCAACAAGGCCTGGCGCGCGCTGCGCGTGCACCCGAAGCTGATCGAGCGCATCAAGCACACCACGCGCGACGCGCTGACGCTCGAAATGTTCGCCAACCTCGCGGAAATCGACGAGGTTGTCATCGGCAAGGCCAAGATCGCCAGCGGCTTTGAAGATGTGTTCAGCGACGTATGGGGCACCGACGCGGTGATGGGTTACGTCAACACCAACCCCAGCCCGCAGCAAGAAGAGCCGAGCTTCGCCTACACCTACGTGATCGAAGGCCACCCGCTGGTCGAGAACCCGTACTGGGACGACAACTCCAAGAGCTGGATCTACGGCGTGAGCTTCGACAACTCGCCGGTGCTGGCGGGCATGGAAGCGGGCTACCTGATCCAGGACGCCGGCGCGCCGGCAGCGTAAGGAGCTGACATGAGCAAATACACAGCCACCATGCCCGTGAAGGCCGGCAAGCCGCCGCGCCTTCACCGCCCCGGCGACGAGCCGTTCGCGCTGACGAAGGCCGAGGCCGAGCAGCTCGGCCAACGCGTATCGCCGGCCGGCCCGGCCGAGGACCCGGCCGCCAAGCCCGGCGGCAAGCCCGGCGGCAAGTCCGGCGGGAAGTCGGAAAGCAAGTCCGGCGGCAAGAGCTAAGGCAGGGGTGAGCTGGTGTACCTGACCGCCCAGGAACTGATGGAACGCTTCGACGCAGCGGAACTGGCGCAGGTCGCACCGCCGCAGTCGATGGCGCGCGTATCGGCCGAGCTGATGCGCGCCACCATCCTGGGCGAGGACACCAGTGCATTCCCGGCCGACGAGGTCGAGGCGGCTGCAGCCGGCCTGCAGCGCATCGATGACGCCCTTGCAGATGCCTCGCAGGAGATCGACGGCCGGCTGGCTCGCCGCTACACGCTGCCGCTGGATCCGGTGCCGAGCCTGATGAAGCGGGTGGCCGCAAACACCGCGCGGTTCTTCCTGCACGACGATTCGGCAACCGAAGAGATCCGCAAGCGCTACGAGGATTCGATCCGCACGCTCAAGGCGCTGGCCGCCGGCGATATGCGACTGGGCCAGGACGACCCCAACCCGGGCGGCACCGCCGGCCCGGTCGGCACCAAAGACAAGAGCGACCGGGTGTTTACCAATGACACGCTCTCGGACTTCTGATGCCCGAGTACGGGCCGCTGGCGATCGGGCCTGTAATCGATCGGCTCACGGCGCAGGTCTCGGCGTTGCGATTTGTCGGCGGCGCGGCCGACCTCGAGGCCGCGCAGCGCGAGCGCGCACCGGCGACACCGGCGGCCTATGTGCTGCTTTCGAACGACCGGCCCGGCAGCGTAACGACGTCCACGCAGCGATTCCGCCAGCAGGTAACCGGCGCAATCGGCGTGATCACCGCGGTGCGCGACTATCGGGTAAGCGAGCGCGGCGCGGGTGCAGCAGACGACATCGAATCTATTCTCGCGGCACAGCGTGCAGCGCTGCTCGGCTGGATCCACCCGCAATCGAATCGCACGCCGATGCGCCTCGGCGGACAGGGCCGGTTGCTGAGTTATCGAAACGCGGTCGTCTGGTGGCAGGACATCTACCAGGCCGACTACACGATCACCAACGTTTGAGGATGCGCTAATGCCCGACGAAAAGATCAAACAGGTCCCGAAGCCGCCCAACGACGGGCGCCGGTACCGCTATGAAGGTGGCAAGCACGTGCCGATCGACGAGCACAAGCAGCAGCCGCCCGAGCCCGCCAGCGCGCGGCGCGCCAAGCGCGAGGCCAAAGCCCGGGCAAAGGCACAAACCAAGGCGGCCAAGTCCGGCGGCAAGACCGCCAGCAAGCGCGGCTGAGCGCATAACGGAGAACCGCAATGCCATTGACCGACGACAAATTCGACATCCGCGCATTTCTGCACAAAATCGAGGCCACCGAAGGCACTGATTCAGTGCCGGATCCGGCCACGAACGCCATCTTGTTGCTCGGTGGCGAAGTGTCGGTACAGGATGACGACCTCGAGCGCGAGATCGACCAGCCGCAGGGCGGCGCCCGGCCGCGCACCAAGATCCGCCGGCGCGCGACCATCACCGGCGGCATCGAGTTGGTTGGCGCGACCACCGCCGGCGCGGCCCCGCCGAACTCCAGCCTGATTCGCGCGGCCGGCCACGTCGAGACGGTGCTGGTTGCCGACCCGGGCCCGCCCGAGGTCTTCGACGCGGTGCAGTACAACCCGATCCTGAAGAACATTCCGTCTGCGAGCTCGTACTTCTACCACGACGGCGAGTTTTTCAAGATCGTGGGCTCTCGCTCGCGACTGAACACGGCCGAGCTCTCGATCAACGGGATCCCGACCGCGCAGCAGGAAACCCTGGGCAAGGTGCTCGAAATCAGCGAGGACGACGTGCCCGCCAACGTCGACACGAGCGCTTTTGCCGATCCCAGTGTTGGCACCGAGGACGGCAACACCGGCGTATTCGCCGACATGTCCATCCTGCTCGACGGCGTTGCGCTCGACGGCATCAGCGTCAACCTCGATTTCGGCATCAACCTGGCGCTGCGCTACTCGACCGAATCTACCCGGGCATTGCAGCGCGCCCGCGCGGTCACGGGCACGATGCGGATCTACCGGCCCGAGATCGCCACCAGCGATATCCGCTCGATGGTCAACTCGCGCGCCAAGGTGCCGCTGCTGGTCGATTACGCACACACCGAAGAATGGCGCAACCAGTCCTGGTTTGCCCCGGCCGTGCAGCTCGACGAGCCAGTGCTGGTCGACGTCGACGGCGACAAGGCCTGGGACGTCGGATTCGTGGCGCTGCCGGTCAACGGCAACGACGACTACGAGCTGACCTTCGGCAAGCGGCCGGCGACGGTCTGAGGAGGCTGACATGAAGCGATTGATGATGCTGTTGATGTCCGGCGTCATAGCCGGCCTGCTGGCAGGCGCAGCGCTTGCCCTCGATATCGAGCCCGGGGATACCGGCCACTATTCGGCCGCCGGGCTAGAGCGCTCCGGGGTGATTGTGGTCGCCTGGCCCGAGCAGCCAACCGGCCGGCCGGCCGGCGCACTCGTCAGTTGGTACACCTATGCGCCCGACGGGCCCGAGCCGATCTGGATGTTGTCCGACGTAATCGAGCATTCCGAGGAATGGGTGATCTTGCAGCTATGTGCAGGGGCATTCCCCGGCCTGTTCGCCGAATGCGACGCGAGCGCCGGCGAAATGCGACTGCGCAGGCGCGATGGCCAGCTACTGCTCGACTATGTACTGCCTGTTTTCGGTGGCCCGGGCTGCGACCCGCGGCCGCAGGCCTCGCCGTTGCCACCGGTGTGCCAGGGCACGCTCAGGCTGAAGCGCCTCACGCCGCCGGTGATCGACTGATCTACCCCCCGCAAAATCAAGGAGCAAGCATGAAATACAAGGTCACGGGCACCTGGAAGACGAAGGTGCCAGTCAAGGTCGTCGATGAGACGGGTCGCGAATCCGTCGAACACTTCATCGCCGAGTTCGTCGAAATCGGTCGCGGGCGCATGATGGAAATCGAGCGCGACCGGCGGCGGCGTGTCCGGCGCCAGATCGAGCTCAGGCGCCAGACGGAACGGCTCGAACGCCGGCTCGACGACCTCTACGGCAAGGGCGAGTCAGAGAAGATCCGCCACGTCGAGCATGACCTGGAAGAGCTCAAACGTGAACTCGAGAAGGTCGAGGAAGCGGCCGCGAGTTCCGACGTGACGCTGCTGGACGAATTTTTCGTGGCGGCACACCAGCTCGAAGTCACAGGCGACGACGGGAACCTGCTCGGCAGCGCTGAAACCCGCGCGCTCGTCATGGACCACGTCAACTTGCTGGTGCCGACCGCGCAGGCCTTCATCGAGCGTGTGTCGAGGGCCGCGGAAAAAAACTCCGGGAAGTCGGGCGCCAGCTAGCCCGACAGCGTCCCGCACAATCAGGCCGTGAAGCAACACGGCGCGAGATTGCAGCGCTGAATTTGCCGCCCTGGATGGCTGCGCCACGGGCTGATGCGCAGACCAAAATCGAAGTGCTTGAAAGCAACGTCGAAGCGGTCAGGGTGTTCGCACTAGCCAAGCCGACGTATCTGGTCGGGTTCGGTCTCGCCCAGTACCACGGTCTGCCGACAACCGAGATCAGGGAGACCGCCGCCGCGGTCGGCGTGAGATTCAACGAGGACCTGCTCAGCCGCATCCGCGTGCTAGAGGCCGGGTTCGGAGAAGTGGCCAACCGGAAATAGCCTGTGACCGATCTTGTAACCACACTCAGACTGCGCGCCGAAGCCGGCGGCATGATCAGCGTGCTGGATGCGGCCGGGCGCAAGGTCGGAGAGCTGGGGCGCGAGGGCGAGCGCGGCGGCAGGAGAGCATCCGACGGACTGAACCAGGTCGACCGACAGCTCAAGCGGATCGGCAACTCGGCCGAGTCCACCACCCGAAGCCTGGGCATAACCACCCGCGCCGCCGCCGGTGTGGCCGCCGCAATCGGCGGTCTGCTCGGCGGCCGGGAGCTGCTGCGCCTGGCCAAGGACGCCACGCTCGCGGCCACCGCCGCCGAGGAAACCGCCAACAAGTTCGACGTGGTCATGGGGCCGGCCGCCGCGCGCGTGCGCGCCGAGTTCGAGCAGATGCTGCCGTTCTTCCCGGCCACCCGGTCCGAGCTCGAGGCAATGAGCGCGGGGATTCAGGACCTGCTTGTGCCGATGGGGCTGGCACGCGAAGAGGCGGCCGACCTGTCCGTCGAGATCCTTCGCCTGGCCGGAGACCTGTCGAGCTTCAATAACGTACCCGTCGCCGAAGCGCTCAACGCGCTGCGCTCGGGCCTGGTCGGCGAGTCCGAACCGCTGCGGCGCTTCGGCGTGGACGTGCGCGAGTTGGCGTTGCAGACGATCGCCCTAGAGCAGGGACTGATCCGTGAAGGCCAGGCGCTCGACAATACGTCGCGAGCGTTGGCGGTGATGGAGGCCGCAACGCGGGGATCGCAGGACGCGTTGGGCGATCAGGAGCGCACGGTCGACAGTAATGCCAATCAGCTGCGCTTGCTGGAACGTGACGCCCGGCAGTTGAGCGAGAATTTCGGCGAACGCCTTGCTCCGGCAATCGATGATCTGGTCGGTGCAGGTCAGTCATTGATCGGCGTCGGCGATGCGCTCGTCGAGAACTGGGGCACGGTCACCACCACGGGGCAGGTGCTCGCGGTGCTGGTGGGTTCGCGCCTGACCAGCGCGTTAACTGCCGCGGCTGGTCGTAAAACATTGAACATTGCACTGTCTGCGCAGCTCGCCAGCGGCTGGCGGACCACGAGCGCGGCCGGGACTGCATTGGCAGCGACGACCAGCGCAGTGGCCACAGCCGGTCGCGGGCTGCTCGCCGTGCTGGGCGGTCCCGTTGGTCTGATCGTCGCCGTCGGGTCGCTGGCGACGTTGTTTGGCGGCCGGTTTGTTTCCGGCGCGCAGGCGGCGAGCCGGGAAACCGACGAGCTGATCGAGCGGATGAACAACCTCGGCAAGTCCGCCAATCAGCTGCAGCTCGATCGGCTGCTCGACGACCAGGCCGACGCGCTGGCAAAAATCTCGGAAATCGAGAGCCAGATCCAGCAGTCCGCGGCGGTAGGTGAATCGCTCGGCGTCGGGTCCGACGAGATCATCCGCGGCAATGCTGAGTTGGTAGCGCAGCTCGCCGGCCTTCGTGAGGGGCTGGAGCTGACAGAATCTGAAATTGATCGCCTTCGCCAGCGCGCAGCGGAATTGGCTGCCGAGCAAGAGAGCCTTGGCGGCGCGACCAAGGAATTCGCCGATGCACTGACCGACCCAATCGCAAAACTGCGCCTGCAGGTCATCGAGCTCGTCGCAGGCGAGCAGGCCGCGCAGGATTATCAGGACGCGCTGCTGCTGACCGCGGCCGCCGAGCAGGACGCCAAAGACGGCACCACGGCCAACACCGACGCCGTTCGCGCCCAGATTGCCGAGCGCGAGCGTTTGGAAGGCGCGCTCGAGGCCCATACCGAGCGGCTCGAGCAGCAGGAAGCGGCCGAAAAAGCCGCCAAAAAAGCGGCCGAGGAAGCCGCGCGGGCGCGTAAGGAAGCTAACGACGAGCTGCAGAGCTCGTTTGAGAGCCTGCTCGAGCAGATGGATCCGGTGCGCGCCGAGCAGCGTCGAATCACTGAGGAAATCGAGCGCTTCGAGCGCGCGTCCGGGCTCTCCGAAGAAGAGCTCGCCGCCCTCGGCCTGGCGACCGACGACGTGGCCCAGTCGCTCGCTTTTCTGCGCGATCGCCTGGCACAGGTCGGCCAGGTGGATCTCGAACGCGCCGACGAATTCCTCGAACAGCTACAGGCCGAGCTCGACGCCAGGCGTGCCGGCGAAGACGCGCTGCGCGAACTCAACATCCAGCAGGAAATCGCCAACAACCTGCGCGCGGCCGGCATTCCGACCACCGGCGAGCTCACCGAGGCCGAGCGCCAGCGACGCGACGAGATCGAGCGCACCACGCGGGCGCTTGCCGACCAGGCGCAGACGCAGGAAATCCTGAACAGTTTCGGCGGCATCGGCTCGAATATCGCTACGGCCGTGCTCAACGGGTCCGGGCTTGGCGGCGCCATCAGCCAGGCGTTCACGGCCTTCGGCTCGCAGCGGGTCAGCGAACAGGTGGGCGAGGTGTTCCGCGGCGGCCTCGAACGGGCATTCGAGCGCTTCGATCTGTCGCCGGAATCGCAGCAGCGCGTCGCCGACGCGTTCGGCGGCGTGGCATTGGGGATAGGCCAGGCGCTGTCCGGGAACGTGGCCCAGGGTGTCGGCTCGGCCGCTGGCGCACTGGCTGGTAGCTTCATTCCGGTCATCGGGCCAGCGTTGGGCAGCGCGATCGGCGGGCTGCTGGGCGGCATTTTCGGGGGCGGTAGTGTGCCGAAATTCCAGGTGCGCGGCAGCGACCCGTCGCGCGCGACCGACGCCGGCACCGACAGGACCGAGTTCACCGAGTTCGGCCAGATCGATTTCGCGTTCCGCGAGATTGAAGACGAGGCGCAAAGCAAGGTCGTCCGGGGGTTCCTCGAGTTCGATTCGGCGCTC